ATTACATTCTTGCTATTAGTTCTATTTTTATCAGGTTGTGGTAGTGTAATTCCGTCAACCGGCATAACTGGTAATTGGACAATGACCAATTACGATGGTTCAGGGTTCACCACTGCTAAATGCTATATTGTTGATAATTCAGGGTCTCTTACTATTAATAATTTTTATGTTGTTGATGGAAGTATTAACTGGAACACAGGTTATGGAACATTTAACGGCTCAACTATTACCGCAACTGTAAATGGCAGTTACATAAACATTTACGGTCAAACAGTTACTAATGTTATTTATTTTGAAGGAACTATCGATTCCAGTGGTATCTATGGGAGTGGAACTTGGCTTGACACTGCAACCGTAGGTGGTTACATTTTTACTTCCTCAGGCGATACCGTTATGGTTAAAGGATAAGGGGTAATATGAAAACCTTTATTAGTGAAGCATTAAAAGGTATCGGGATATTATTTACTTTGTTTATCTTATTTAGGATATTACAACAAGAGGGTTTTTTGGTCTTTATGTTAATATGTATAATAATTATTATACTTTATCCTAAATTATTTAAAAATTAGGTAATGGTTTAACCTTCGGTGCTTTATAATAATAATGATATTGTCTAAAAATAGCGTCTTTTATTGTCCCCTTTTTCTTAGTGATAACCTTTTGTTTATCCTCGTCTGATAAAGCTGTATATTTTGGATTAGTTTGATTAAGTTTAAACCACGAATTATACCTCTTATTAAAGTCCTCTTCCGCCTTCTTAAACCTGACATCACCAATTACTTTTTTAAATTGCTGTAATACTACACCTGTGCTATCTTCCCAACTTACATTTGCAGAATAAGTATTAGTGCTAATTCCTAATCCTTCGGCTATCATCGTTAATAATATATCAGCTGATTCAGGATCATCTTTTAATGTTTGATAATTAGTTGCTATAATAGGAACAAATAAGTCCGTTAATGTGCTTTTTATTGTTGGTTTTTTACCTTCAAAGTTTTCTGCTTTGGCAAAATTATTAATTGCTGCTGGTAAAGGTGCTAATTTATTCTCAAAGAAATTAAAGAAAACTGAAGCTCTTGTAGATGATCCGAATTTACCAGTCCCTAACTTACTTACTAAACCTGTGGTACTACTTTTAGTAGAATTAGTTATCTGTCTCATAGCTAAAGTTACTACTGAAGCCATACCACCTGAAACATCAAAACGAGTGTTGCCTATTTTAATCTTTCCAAAATCTGCACTGCGAGGGTCTTTATCAACACTATCTGGGTTTGCTGCATTAGCAATTACTAATACTGCAGCCGTTCCACTTACTATTTTAACTAAATTTTTAGCTGCTTCCCATTTAACAAATCCACTAACATTTTTATCAAACATGTGTGCAGTTAAAACGTCAATATGACTTTTAAGTAATCTCGGTGAAAAGAATATATTATTAACAATATTTGCAGCAGGTTCTACTACACCTAAATTACCCCTACCTGTTAAAGAATTAACCAATTTACCTATGCTTTCCAGTTGGACTTTATCGTCTATATCTATACCAGACTTTTCAGCTATTTCCATATATTTATCAAATATATCAGCCCTTTGTTTATATAAAAATCCGGTATAAGCGTCTTGAGTTGCCTTGTATACTCTACCAATAACAGGTATCTTTTCGGGTAGTCCACTTGGGAACTCTTCTTCAACGGTTGCTACTGCTAACCTTGCCTTTTTCATTCTATCGTAATTAGGTCTTGATAAAATATCTGCTCTTACCTCATCTAAAGTAGCCTTACCCCCAATAGTTCTACCAATATCGGCAAATGATTTTATAGCGTTTTTTGTCCAAATACCTGGGTTAGTCCAAAGAGTTTTCCAACCTTGACGAAATAATGCACTATTATCCATTGAGGCGACTATTGACCTGGATATACCACCTATATTACTGATGCCTTTTGCCCAATTACTTGGCTTAAGTTGTTCCCCTATTGTCATTTTTTTAGCATTCTCTTTAAGTACATTAGTATAATTACCAAAAGCTACCACTGCCCTTCCGTATGCCAACCTATCCCCACCCTTACTTATTGCTTCTTTATTATCTACTGCAGTCTTAGCCAGTTTAGCTATCTCATTAGCTTGTTTGACAGTTACCTTACCTACACCTAACCTAACTTCTGCTAAATCACTATAAAAGGCTTTTTCATCGGCAGGGGTTAATATTTTAGTCATCTTATTAACTCTGTTTATAAAATCTATTTTAGCTTCGGGTTTCATCCCTGATACTGTTCTAGCCCAAGTAATCATACCCCGCTGTTGATTTTTTAAGAGTAACTTGCTTTCAAACAAAGCATTGGTATATTTAGTATGAATTTCCCCTAATCCTACCTTTTGCTGAAAGAAATCGCTTCTTTCTTGTGAAGTCATTACGGCAAGTTTAGCAGGATCAATAGTCCCGTCTCTTAACCCATTTACAAACTTATCTGCATATATTTTAGGAAGGCAATAAGCCATTTTTTACTCCTTACTTACATTGAATGGATCGAATAAATTCCGTCCAGGAATACTTGTTATTTGCTTTATTAACCTGTTCAGTAACTTTGGTCTTAGTTTCAGTAATCGCTTCGTTTTTTACATCGTTATATGATTTACCCTGTTCCCCTTTTGTAGCTTTTCCCTCTGCTATTTTATTAATATCCTGTATCACTTTAACCGCATTTATCTCGCCTTCATTACCCCTTGATAAACTCAACTCTGAACCTGCGGCTGATAATTCAGATGTAAGGGGTGAGCTGGCTAATTCATTTAATATTTCGCCATTAGCAGTTTTTACAGCATAATTATTCATTGCAGTTACCAATACTGAGCCTCTGGTATTGGCAGGTATAGCAGTTTCGCCTCTAACCATACTTCTTACCTGGTCAATATCATTATTTATCAGGTCAGAGAATATTTTAGCCTGTTCTTTAATTACTCCAGGTGTAAACTCAGCTAAGTGTCCAAATCCTTTAGTTAAGTCCATTTCAATAGCAGTGGCATTGATACGCTGTGCTACTCCGCTTACCTTGCCTTTACCTGCTTCTGGTAACCCACTCTTGCCTATCCCCCCCGTCCCTTCTGGTTCAGTCGTGACCTTATAGAATTCGGAAAAATTAACCACTTTTCCAGATCCTTGACCTATAGGTACTAAAGCAGGAATAGTTTCTTTACCTGCTGCTTTATAGGCTTGTAATCGGTGTCCTCCATCAAGTATATAACCATCTTCCGTCATAATAGGAGCAAAATTAACTCCAGATTTAACCATTTCTGTATATTTTTTAACTAATTCCGGTTTTTCTCCACCTGTAATTGTTTTTATCTTTGCTATTAGGTAATCAACAATCTTGTAATCTTTATCTTTGTATCCATATTTTTTAATATATTTTGTCAATTCCGCTTCTGCAGGTGTTTCAACCCCCGCAGGTTTCTCGGTAGCTGGGGTAGTTTCCTTAACTACTTCGGTAATAGGTTTCCATGAACCATCTGGCATTTTCATCTCAATAGATTCTGGTGGTACTCGTTTTGATGATAAAACACTTAATGGATAATTTTCTGGAGTATATAAATTAGGGTTACTACCATCATTTTTAACTCTTAACATAAGTGGAATTTTACCTTGAATTTCCATAAAATCCTTAGAATACTTTTCTGTTTTTGAAAATTGTGTATAATCTTCTCTATCAAACACTCCTCTTTCTGCAGGAGTTTTTAAACCATCCTTTGCAATTGATTCAAGATTAGAGGGATCTGTTCCGTGGTAAACATATTCCACTTCTTTAGTTTTCTCGGTAGTCGCCCCTGCCTTGCCTGTGGCTTGGGTGTAGAAGTCGGTTAGTTGTTGTTTTCTATTATTTGCATAAAAATCCATAAACTTATCTGCTGTTTTTTCTGATACATCATCTATGGGTCTATTTTTAATATTTCTTTCTGCATGACCTAATTCATGGGTAAGAGTTTTATATAAATCTTGGGAAAAGTTTTTCTGATTAAAACCATTAATATTAATTGCTATTACAGGTTTTAAAGGGTCTGTAGTTGTAATTTGAACACCTTTATTTGTTGGTGGTATATCTATAGGAAATACTTTATCCTCATTTTGTCCTATAAATCTTGCTTTATTAGCAAAATCAATTCTTTCGTCATTAATTAATACTACTTCAATATTTTTAACTTCACTGTTAAGTGCTTTTAATAAACCAGTATCATTTACAATATCAGATACTTTCCCAATTCTATAAGAACCTTCTTTTATCTTTTGTCCATTCATTATATTTTTAATAAGTGGGACTTCTTTGTTTATACCATAATCATTTACATTCGCCTTTACAAAATCATCTACATCTTTAGCCTTCTTCGCTTCCTCTGCCAACCCTTCAAGTCCTTTGGGGATAGCAGTCTTTGAAGTGGCTTCTGTAACTACTTCTACCTTCTTAATATCTCTTAAAGCAATAAGAATATCCTTTGGCTTATTAACATCTATCTTTTCACCCTTTACCGCTTCTATATCGCTAATAGATACTTTCTTTTCTACCATTTGTTTAGCTAATATCTCTTTCGGTTGAGCAGGTTTTATCGGGTCTTGCTTTAATATCTCTCTGGCTTCCTCAATAGTAGTAGGGGCTTTAGTAACAAGTTCTCCCTGCCTTTCTAATATTTGTTCATCAGTAACAGGGGATTCTAATGTCGTTTTTAGGGTTTCATCTAATTTACCAATGTTTATTTCCGTAGAGGTTACTTTTGGTAATTCAGGTTTTATTGTAGATATTTCAGGTGTTACCACTGGAGTTTCAGGGATACCAGTTACTCCCTCTAATAAACCTTTAACCGCAGTAGTGGCTACTGGTTTACCACCATAATTTATAATAGTATTAGAGATAGGTTTAATCCCAAAGGCTTCTTTAATCTTAGCAAACCAAGGTCTATCTGCAAAGGTCGTCATTTCGGTAGCAGGGATCTCAATATCTACTCCGCCTTCTCTAAATGCAGTTCTAACAATATCTGCTTTATTCCCTTGCACTTTTGCTAATATATCAGCTTCAAATTGAGGGTATTCGGATTCAGGTATTCCACCTTTTCTATATATCTCCCTTATCTTATCAGCACTAAGATACATCTTTTCAGGTAAGCTATATTCGGTAGTAGTTTTTTTAGTAAACATATCCCATAACTTAGATACATTTTTATCAGTTTTAGCAATAACCCAACCCTTACCTATCATTTCTAATATATCTACTGTATCTTTAGCTATTTGGTTAGTATCTTCTGGTAGAAGGTCTTTAATACTCTTACCTGCTCCAAACTTATAATCTATCCCTTTTGCTTTAGATACAATAGCATTGACTGCTTCACCCATTCCCATATATTTAGCTGCTCCAGTAACAAGACTGATAGGATGAGTGCCAATTAAGGTAGCAGTAAAGGGGTTTAATATCATTGCAACGCTAATCATTTCTTCAGTAGTGGGTATTCCTCTAATCCCCATTTCTTTTGTTATCTTATCAAGATTTTGGTTAACATCATTAATAGGAACACCTGTCTGCCTGGCGATATTATAGCTAACCTGTGCTTTAGCTTTTAATTCATCTGGTTTAGCAGTAAATATATTTTTAACTTTATCCCACCAATTCTCTTTGGGGGGAGTGTATTGTTTTAAGGTAGTCTCTTGCGGAATGCCTTCAGATACATCAAATGATTTCTGTGTAGATACTTCACTTTCTCCGGATACTCCACCAAATTGTTTATACGCCTTAAATAGATTTTTGTATCGGTTATATGCTGTTGCCTCTTTTGCTTCTATATCTTTGTTATAAATATTTACATCCTTCTCAAAACTATCTCTCACTAAGTCATATTCTTTTTTAGTCTGTTCATATTGAGCAGTATTAGCCTTGATTTTAGGCACTAAAGTATTATGTAAGCCTTGTATCCTGTTATAGTCATTAGTTAATTTAAACTGCAATTCTTCCGGTGCTTCCTGTATCTGTGTTTCAAGATCGTCTAACTGCTTGCTGTAATCCTGATAGAGTTTATAATCGGTTTCGATAGAAGTATCCAACTGGCTAAAATTTTCCTCTATTTTAGTTAAAGCAGTCTGTTTTTGAGTTATATCTTCTAATTTAGGTATAGTTGGGGTAGGAGTAGTAATAGGTTCAGGTTCTTCAATAGTCTCGCTAACTATAGGTTTTGTTTTAAATAAGTCAGCAGAAGATATTAACCCTTCGTTTTTCTTTTTACCAAACAATTCTTCACTTGTGATTAAAGTGGTTGCCATTGATCATTCCCCGCATACTTATATTTTTTACCATCAATATCTTTTAATTCGCCTAAAACATAACCATATTGGTCTTCCTTTTTACCTAAATACATAGGGGTTTCTGTTATTGGGGTAGTCAACTTCTTCCAAAATTCTCCTACCTTATTCGTTTTGACTGGTTCTGGGGTAGGGGCAGGTTCTGGTTCTATATAGTAGGGGTCAAATTCTATCTGTTGAAAATAAGCCAGAATGTCTGTTAATTCATCAGCAGATAAAGAAGATTCTTTTAACTTAAAATTCTTTCTAACTGTTTCTTTATATTCTTCTGCTATCGTGCCTGAACTTTCTATGTCGGTTTGTATATATTTAGGGATTATCCCAGTATTACCAAAAAGGATTTTATCAATATTAAGTGTTTTTGTAGTGCTTGTCTTACTATCTTTTATCCATTCATCATAAGTTCCATCAGGATGCTGTAGAAGCCACATTTGGAATGGGGAAGTTGGTGTTTTAGCCCCAGTGCCAGTCTTTGGTTCAATATAAGTTCCTAAAAACTTCTTTAACTCGTTAGGGGTAGGATTAGTTTTCATAATAAGATTGTATTTCTTATCAAAATCAGATTGGTTTTCTGGTGCAATATAGATACCTAATAACTTCTTTAATTCATCATTTGAAGGATTAAGTTGCATAATAATATCAAGTTTCTTATCCCATTCGGTTGGTTTTTCTGGTTCTCTCCCTGCTTCTGCTACATCTTTTTTATATTGTAAAAACCCTTCTTTATCCATTAAATATTTTTCATAATCAGTAGGTTCTTTAGTTTCAGGATTCATTGCCTTCATATATGCATTAGTCAAATCAATATTCTTAGCTATTTCATCTCTTGGGTCTTTTTGTTTTTGCCCTAATATCATATTTAAAAAAGCTTGTGCTTGTGAACCTATCTGTCTGCCAGAGTCTAACCTCTGCTTAATAAAGTTCATCGGTTCATCCCAATTAGTAACTTCACCGGACATACCAGAGAATATTTTATATACTTCATTCCATTCTTTTTGGTCAGGTAGAAGTTCAGTTTTTGGTGGTGTAGCATATTGTTTTTGTTGGTCTAAATGTAATTGTTCAGCATACTTATTTGCTTCATCTATTGAATCAAACTTACCTAAAAATTCTCCTGTTTGATGATAATGGTTAATTGCTTCCTCATTAGATACTTGTTGTCCATTAATAATAGTAGAGACTAAAATTTCTTTCCCATTTTCTTCAAATGACATTGAATTAACTGTTCTAACTTCATCTTTGCCAGGTACTTTATAGACAGGTCTATTGTTTAAATCAATATTACCTGAACCATAATTAGGTTCTGGAGCAGGTTTAGTTATACCACCAGTCATTACTTCTTTTTTCTGTAACATACCCATTACACTATTAGCGGCTTTTGTTGCACCTTCAATATCTATTGTAGGGGAAGGGGAATTTAATTTAGTTATAAGGTCATCTGATTCGTTTTTATCACCGGCTTTATCAATAGCAGAAATAATCAAACCATTTAATTCGTTATCCCATTTATTCTGCTGTGCCTGCTTATAAGCACCTACTAACTTATCAGTAAAGACGCTTAATTGGCTCCAGGTAGAATTGTAGTTGGGCATTTGTAAAACTTGTAGTGGACTCATATCATTATCTCCTTTAGGATTTGCAACCCATTAAACCAGTTGCTATCGACCCTATTGTTCCCATAATTCCTCCGCCACTATCATTCCCAGGTACGCTCCACTGAGGCATAAGTGTCTGTGCTATCGGAGCTTGTGCAGTGTACGGGAAGAGCTGTTGATTATAAGCATTCTGCGAAGTCTGTTGAGCGGTATTATAATCAGATTGAGCCTGCCCTGAAGCTTGATTAAAAGCCGCTTCATATTTCTGGTTTTGAATAGTTCTAGGAATAGCTCCTACTGTTGCACCGGTATTTATTCTATTAGTTGCCCCTGCTTCTTCAAACCCTGCATAACCTAAAGCCGTATTTACAGCATTAGATTTTCTATTTCTTTCGTTCTCATATAGACTACCTAACATCCCTAAACGGTTAGAACCCATTTCTTTGGTATAATCAGCTTCAGCTCTTTGATTAGGTTCAGCATATAACCCGCCGCCTAACTGTCCTCTACGCCTGATATCTGATACGCCTGCATCTTGTTCGGTTTGTGAAGTATCCCGATAACCCTTCCAAAAGTCTGATGTCTGGGGATCATAAGTATCACCGAAAGTTTTAGTTAGTTCACCCATACCTAATTTGTAGGCTTCGCTGTCTGTTGCGTTAGTTCCAAGATATTTAGCTAATAAACCCTGTACTGTCTGTTCATTAGCACCCATCCCTGCTACTTGTTGTAAGGGGACTTTCATAGCATCAGGAGTAGTCTGTAATGGTGCGGCTCCATTCATTAAGTTCATTAAAAATTGTGTTGCTTGGTTAGTCCCGCCTTCTGTCGTTGATTCAGTTCCTGGTATTTCAAGGAGGGTTGGTTTTGGTGCTTCGCATAATCCAGCAAAAGATCCAAAGACAGGGAATAGTAAAATATTAATCAATACACGTTTTAACATAATTTGTATTACCTCTTTTCTAAATATGAAAATATATCCCCCACATTATTTATCTCTCCGTCATCAATTTTTATGTTAAGTTCCTCCTCGAATATCATAGTTAATTCAACTTTATCTAATGAATCTAATCCTAAATCATCAGCAAGAGAAGACTTTTCATTAATGTTTTTTATATCTTTCTTTGAATAGTCAGCAAGAATTTTAAGTATTTTATGCTTCGTTATCATCTTTCATTTCTGCCTCCTCTACATTTATTTCAAAATTCCTACTAATTTCGTGAGCATGGTAATATTTTTCTGCTACCCTAAAACATCTTCCAGCAGTCCCTTGTATTCGTTTTATACCTCTCACTTTAGCTGTGCCAATTACTTCGTTATAGTATTTGTGCATTAACTCTTTATAATTAGCAGGGTCGAGCCAACGGAAATCAAAAAAAATATACTCTCCTTGTTCATCTAAGTGACGAGATAACACTACACATCCATTAAGTTTTTTTTCTTCGTTAAAACTAACCAACACTATGCCATTTTTATTAATAGCATATGAAATTAATGATTTTAAAAACTCGCTTTTTAAAAAGTCACTATTCTTTATTCTCTCGTTTTTTTCAACTACTTCTGCTAAAATCTCAAGATTAGTAGTGTAATATATTTGATTAGGTATAATATCCTTTTTCTCCATTAACCCTCCTATGGATGTTCAAGGCTGTAAACTCTTGATTCTAAATAAGTAATATCGTTATGGTAAACTTGATTCATCTCCTGTAACTTCCTTAATAACTCATCGATAACCCTCTTAGTTTCGGGGTCTTTAACTTTATCAGTGCGGGGTAAGATAACGTTCTTGCTCACACGTAATCCTGCCATTAACGATCACCCCCTATTGTTCTATGACATTCTTTACATAAAGTAATTCCGTTGTTTATATTCCAAAGTTCATCACATTCTAGTGATTCTTCTAAAGTGGTAATTTCGTAATATTGAAGGATAGAAGCAAATGGTTTTATATGGTGAGCATTTAGTCTTCCACCTAATTGACCACATTTTTGACAGATGAAGTTGTCTTTCGTAAAAATATCTGAACGCCATTGACGATATTCGAATGAATGTCTTATGGTAAGTGCTAAAGGAGTAAGGCCACCTTTCCAATTTCGGCTTTTTTCTCCACATTTACCTTTTAGAGATTCACTTATTTTTTGCTTTGTATTTTCCGAAGCATGTTTACCTTTCATATATTCGCTTATTTTTCTTCTATGTTCTTCAGATCGTGGAGGTAATTTCTTCCCTTTAAGAGCTTTGCTCATTTTTTGTCTTGTTTCTTCTGTAGAAGTTTTATCCTTATTCCACGGGATCATACCTTTTTTAAATTCTGTTTTTATTGAAAGGTGTTTCCCTTTATTAGCAATACTCATTTTTTTTAATGCTTCTTCTGAATAAATATTTGTTTTATCTTTATTCCAAACGGTTTTATTTATTGCCATATTATCTATCTCCACTCACAATAAACTCTAAAATCATCCCCAAAAATTCAAATTGATTAGTGGCTGATATTTTAAAAAGGAATGTTTTAGCTCGCACGTCAACTGCGAGATGTTTCACTAAAATATCCTCATCCCCAGTTAAAACTACTGAACCTAATAGTAACCACGTGGTTTCATTATCCCGCTTAACAGAAACACTTGCTGACCCCGAAGTTTCTTTATTAAAGTATAAATGTATATCCAGAAGTCTCTTGTAATAAGAGAGTCCTTGATTATCTGACAAGTCTGAATTAATAACAAAATAACCTTCATAGGCAATACCATCGTCATTTAAAGATGCATTTAGCTGGAAGGTATAGCCCGAATAATCTCCACATATATCTAACTTTGTGCCAGTCGGTATAACTCCTACCGCCGCAGTCTGAAATTGTATATAATCGGTATACCTAGTTCCTATTGAGTTTGTCGCATAAGCCCTAATCCAATACTCAGTATTAGCAGATAAACCTGTTAGATGTTCATGAAAAGCCCCTATTGTAAAAGAGCCGTGAGAGTGCTGATTCCAAGTGGCTATTTTAGTTAAACCATAATCAAAGCCTTCAATAGTTGCATTCTCCCCACCTAAAGCAGTGATATTTCCATTAGTGGTTATGGTAGTTGTTGCTAAATCTGTCGCAGCTTGAATAGTTACTGTCGGATAAGTCCTTAAAGTGGTAAAGGTAAGCCATTCTCCATAAGTAGTTCCTATACTATTGGTCGCATAAGCCCTAAAGTAATATTCGGTATAATTTTCTAACCCGATTAAATCATAATGGAATACCCCCGTTCCAAAATCTCCTGTTTCGGGAACGGTAGTTACGTCTCCAGCTACACCTTTTTTCCATTCAAAACCTCTAACCGTGCAATTCATCCCACCAGTAGCAGTTAGATTACCATTTAAAATGCCGGATACGTGGTCTATACTTGTAGCAGCGTCAGTATGGTCAGTAGGTACAACATACCAAGTGCCTTCTGCTACAACATAGGTTTGTGTGCATCTGCCTCGGCTTTGAGTCTCGTCGGAGTGTGGGTCTGATTGATTTCCTGCGCTAATGATATATAATTGTAAATCATTAATTTCTGCCCAAGTCCAAGCCGCACCTGTAAAAGGATTAGTCGTCCATTGCTTAGACAAAACATGATAAGTGAGTGAAAGGGTTACAGATTCCTCCACATAATAATTAGCCCCGTGTGTTTTTATTTGGCACCAACATCCAGCAGTATTTGTACCTGTACTTCTCCAACGATAATAGACAGTTATTTTATCTATCGGGCCCAAATCTACGCTATTAGGCAAACCGTATAAAGCAGCTGCCGTAAAATTAGGACAGGATAACTGTTCCACATAAGTAGTATCATCGTCAGGGGTAGCAGCTGGGTCATCAATGTCAGCAAACGTTCCTCTTAAGCCATTTACTACATCAGAATTAGGGTATAAATATAATAAATCAGCCATTATTACCTTCCTCTACTTTTTATCATGCTTTATAATCTCCGAAAGCTGGTATCCTTAAATCCAATTCTCCCCAGCCAGTCCCATTAAAAGTAATAACCTTATTATTTAAAGTATTCGCATACGGTATTGCCCACCAAACTTCTTTAGTTCCTTCAATATAAACCCCTTGTGTTAAATGAGCAGAAGAAGGCTCGATGAGTTTTATTATAGGGTCTATGTCATGAGATATTTCCCCTACTTCCATTTCCCTAATAGTCAAGTCAGAAGCAAGATAATAAACCCTGCCGTCAGGATCTTCCACAATAGAGTGGTTAGAAAGACAGCCAATATTCCCAGGTAATACTACCCAATTCCAAACGTCAGCAGTTGCGACCAGCCATTGCATACTTCTACTTTTTTCTTTAAAAATACATAACTGCCCTCTATAAACTTTAAAGCCAGTGATAAAGTCTTCCCCTTCTGTTTCCTTACTCCCTGCGTCCCCTGTCTTAAATTTTGTCTCATCACCTATGTCACTCCAGCGGATTCTTTGAGGTCGTAAAACTGCGTCCTCAGTAACATAACCTAATATCAGGTAATTCTCAAAAGCAGTAACATATTTAGCTTTAGTTAAGAAATATCCGGTAGTATACTCTACCCCTTGAAATTCTGTAACTGTCCCCCCTGAGGTATAAGTAGTATAAGCACTTGAGTCTATATCATCTAAAGAAAATATATCAACAGAGTCAACCGTAACTACAAATTGCAGATTGTTTATTTGAGTCATACCTGCAACTGAAGTAATCCATACTCTACCGCCAGTAGTTAGCCCGTGCCCTGCTGCGGTTACATGACAAGGATTAGCTTTAGTGACTGCGGTTATTGCTGTAGGAGTGGTATTTTGTAGAGGTAAGAAATACCCGGATGTATCCCACTTTAAAACTCTATCTACATTATTAGTAGCAATGATCATATTGTTATAGCTAACCGTATCCCATTCGGTGCAGTCAGCCGAACAGGTAAACTTTATATCCCAAGCACTTGTTGAGGTATTCCAGTGATAGATGTGTGCTTTAGTAAAAGCCAGGAGATATTCTGCACTAGTAGAACGTTTAATGAAGCGGTGAAAATGGAGTATAGGATTGCCGTCTGGAGTCTGCACTTTAACCGCAGTATTCAATAGGTCTGGTTCTCGCATTTTGCGTCTATGAACTTCACCATATTTAATTTCAATGTTGGAATTATCGGTTTGTATGGTCTTATCAAGTAAAATTATAGGAAAGTCTTTTTTCTCACCTAATATTGGACTAAATATTCCGAACTTTTGTTTAGCCATAACTACTCCTTATACATCCTGAACTCCGATAGACCTTACTTCTCTTTCTACTAAATCCTGTAGTGGAGGCAAATCTATACTTTTATAGATTGCAAAATAACTACTGGCTTCATCTTTTAAACCTTTAGAAAGGCAATAATATGCTTTTGTTAAGGTATTTAATGCACTACGGTAAATGTCGGTAAAGTAATCGTCTATATTGTCTACTGTGTCATTTCCGCCCTCTGCTTCCAATATAAAAGCATTATAGAAAAGTGTAGCGGTATAAATAGCGTCAGGGGTAGGATAGGGATACCAGAAGCCCCCGTGTAGTGCAAAGTAACGAGGTTCTCCATAGTTAGAGGAAGCTTGGCCAGCTATTAATTCTTGATAATATTGCCAGGTAATCTTCCCTAGCGGAGTATTATCAGCTATCTTTATCGTCATTAGCTTCTTATAATCAGTAGGTAAGGAGTAATAAGCTGTCCCTGATATAGTAGGAACAGTCGTTTCTACCCAGATAAACTCATCGGCAAGTGATATATCTTTCATAGCTTGCAGGATATGAGCGTCGATATCAGTCTCGCTCCGGTATAACTCTGAATTGAGATGTGTTAAAATCTCGGCTTTTAAAATTGTCAATCTATATCACTTCCTTTTTTTTAACTTAACTGTAAAATTATCTGCTAATACCTGATATAATCCGTTAGATATTCTATCTACTTCTTTTTCACTTAATGAATAACTATTATAATGACCGTCTATGGCGTGTAAAATTTCATGGTATAATGTTCTCATAATGTCTGATTTTGTTCTTGCTTTTTTATAAGCATGTTTGGCTAATCTTATTTTCTGGGATACAAAGTCGCATTGTCCAAATAGACCTTCTTTGGCAAGATATTTATCATCAAAGAATACTTTGTAGTCGTGTCCAGCTACCCTTAGAGTGTTTGGTATCTTCAATTATTACCTCGCCATTTATTGGTTAAATAAATCTGTTGGCACTCTAATTGAAATAACCCTTTATTGAATATTCGAGCATTATTAAATGTACCTTTACTAGTTGCTGTCCCATTTAAATCACCACCAAGTATTAAACGTCCAGCAGTAATATTAAGATCTGCAAAGGTATGTGTGTCTTGAAGTTTACCGTCGCAATATAAACTTAAGATGTCACCTTTTTTTGTTCCTATTATGTTATGATAAATACCATCATTTAGAGGTTCCCATAACATTGATGGAGAAGTATCTGAGGCAGAATTGTAACCCCATATTCCAAAAACCAAAACAGTAGGACTTTCAACATATAAATAAACACTATGTCCAACATCTCCATCACCAAGAAAGATTATAAAAGTTCCAGATGCCATTTCAGTAGTTTTATACCCTATAGAAACAGACACATCTCCTGTACCAGTAAATAAATTTGCATTATTCCCACAATCTACATAATCCCCACCATCAAAGTATAAACTATTCCTTCGCCAAGTCGGTGTAGCGGTAGAAGCCCCGAGTGTGCCATTATTATTATTGTGGGAATCGTCTCTAACCGTATTTCCTGAACCATCTGTGAATCGGTATATAGCCTTATCCGCACCTACATGTCGGATAAAACTTTCTCCGCCTATTTGTTCAGAAATAGGAGCACCTATCCCTGAAAGTCCGCCAATACTTCTCATACTATCACCTACTTATTATGGAATAGTTTCTGTATATTCTGCGTCATAAGTTTGTTTAGCCAGATACGCAATAATTTTAGCTTTTACTGCTGCTTTTGCTAATGCTGCAGTATAAGTTTTAACAGGCAAACTAATAGTATCGGAGTAATTTAGTTCTACTACAAAGAAATTAGCTACTCTATTCCAGTCAAACTTATTGGGAGTTTGTTCTACATAAACATTATTTAATTTATATTTAATATTATATGTAGCCATTACACACCACCTACACTTCCTACTGCCCTTATGACAGTATCATTTTTAATTTTACAGGTTGCGATCCCAGGAGTTGCTTCATTACTTTGAACGATTAACCTCATTTCAAAAGGTACTTTAGTTATATTAGTTTTAATATCTAAATAGCCTTCTACTCTTTTTGCTACATAAGTAGTATTAATATCAGTGTTCGTTACCGCAGCACACATATCAGTCCAAGTCCCAGCTTTATTACGAGCTTGTAATTTGTAGATTACATCAGCAGTAGCACTCCCAGCCTTTAACATAAAACTGATATTGTAATAGACCCAAGCTAATACACCTATCATCCTGGGAAAATAAGTAAAAGTATCAATTGTGAATGCGGTATAATCAACATCTAAATCTACTGTAACTACTTCCGCACTATACTGTACTCCATCAGCTGAACCTTGTGCTCTTACAGGATACATCGATAAATCAAAGGCAGCATTTCTATTAGCAAGCGCAGCAGCAGTAACTACTTCTTGGTTACCCATTTAACATCACTTCCTTTTCCTGAAGAGATTTAATTATCTCTTCTTTCTTTTTGGTCTTAATCCCAGCTTCTTTAGCTTTAGCTAATAATTCGTTATACTTTAATGAGCTATAATCAATCTTACATTCCTCACATATCTTTTCCTCACAGATACAATCCCCCGTTCCGTGTGTGTCAATAGTCCAGGGAGAAGCCCTAAACTGGTTAGGTTTAGCCAGTAATTTCTGGATTACTCCAGGATCCTCCACTTCACACTCTCCATTGATGAATACGCATAATTGCTTTTGTGATACAATATTCAAGCCATTCTTAACTTCTTCCACTACTGTATTTGGTTTTCCTTTAGTATTTCTCTTACTATAAAATTTCATACATAACCCACCTTTCATTTTGGGAGAGGAGTGGATTTCTCCACCCCTCTGGTTTAATTAATTACGGTAATTCCAAGCAAATATACGTGGTTGTGGTAGTAGCAGCAGCACCTAAAGTAATGGTAATGGTGTCAGGGGTAGAAGCGCCTACATAATCAGCGTATCTTGCAGACTCAAAGGTAAAAGCTCTTGCTTCTGAACCCATTGTTACTGCGGTCATAGCTTTTGCAGCCCAGTAATGTCCAGCAGCTAAACCAACATCATAACCAGCTCCACCATTAGTCAGTATCAATACCAATTTCCTACAGGATTTTCCCGGAGTAATGGTTAGAGTAGCGGTATCTGCGTCAATGGCGACCGCGGTGCAAATGGTTCCAGTATTTTGAACAAGTGTAGTAGGGGTAACAGCTATATTAACAGCCATATTAATAATCTCCTTTCAATTAAAATTAGGAGTTCAAATCCTGCCTGAAAACTCCTATGGTCTCACCTTATCTTAGAGACTTCCCATGATTTAAATTATATTAAAGTTTCTACAGCTTCAGTGAAGCTTCCTAATACTAATTCGTTAGGTTTAACTACTTTTACTCCGTAGACGTGAAGTCCTTTTAAACCATCACCAAATCTCTTTTCAGGTGAGAAGGCTACAGTGTTTACAATTTGTTCTGCAAAAGCAGTGCAACCATAAGAACCAGCTAAAACTACAGTGGCAGCGTTAACACCAGACTCATACATATCTATACCTAATTGGCTACCAATAAAACCATTGATATTACCCTTTAAATCCTGAGCCTGATAAATCCCAGCGAGTAAGAGTTTAGTTCCGACCCAATGAGGAAATACTATCCATCTTTCTTCTTCAGGGATTTCTGCTTCTTTAAGTTTTAAATCCATTTCAGCTATGTTACTTATAACAGCAGTTACATCAACAGTGCCTTCAGTGGGACCAGTTACACCTGCTCCAGCTACCATTGCGTCGTAGATATTGTCATCAGCAGCGTCTTTCATCTTATAAGCAGCTCTGTGGGTTGCTTCTTTCATTAGTGCGGCATTAGATTGTAGTGCGTCTACATCATCTACTATAAAGTCAAAGTAATCGCCTTTATCTATTACCATAGTTGACCCGACGTCAGATAAAGCTTGCATGGTTATATCTGCCCCAGTGTAAGTTCCTATGGTAATATCACCTATTCCGCTAAAATGAACGGTATCGCCCATTTTCTTTATAGGTGCGTCTATAACACATCGTGCGATTTTGCCATAGACTTGTGTTCTTTCCATTTCGTGCATCATTGCTACATTCCATAATTCAGGAATGCTGTTTAAAATACTCATTGTCTAACTCCTTTACTTTATTATTTATGTTTTACTTTCTACCTCTTTCTTTTACATCTTTGGAGTTAGATGATTAACCTCACTTAAACCAATGAGGTGGTTATTTATCCACTATTTTTTGGTATTCCATTTCTCTTGACTTTTTGCTATGTCTTCGTAATGTTCTTTGATCCATCCGGGTGTGCTTGACATCTTCTTAACATATTCTTGAGTATAGAATCCGCCTGGGATAGTGGTTCCCTGTAAACCTTCTTTCGAAGTCACTCTATCAGCCGGTAAAGTTTTACTATAAATTGCGTATCGTTTAGCAATAATGGGGTCTTGTAAGCCTACTTGATAGGCTCTTTCAGCAGGGTTAGGGTCATTCATTATCAGTTGTCCCCATACAGGATTTTCCTTAACCATACGTGCTGTACCTTCATTCACCTCATCAAAAGATAATCCTTTGCCTGCCTTTGCTTCGGTGTATTTATCTTTAGCGTCATTAACACTTTTCTCTAATAGCTTATTCTTCTCGGTTGTAGTCTTATCAGTTTCATTCTTGGTATACATACCGGTTAGTTTATTCTCTAAATTGCTTATCTTTTGATTTAATACTGCGACAGTTGCTACATCTTCTGGATCGCCTTCTTGGGTAGTAGAGGTTTTCTGCGCTAACTGTGTTTGTAGTTCAGCTAACTTTACTTCGTATTGTGCCGCCTTAGCCTGTGCTTCCTGCCTTGCCCTTGTTTCGTTCTGCTTATCGCTTAAAAGTCCTTTAAACTCTTTCTCGGTGTATGATTTCTCTTTCGGTTCTTCTATAACCGTTTCTACTGTTTCTAAGTCTGCCATTTAATTAACTCCTTTGGTTTTAAGCCCCTAAGTTAGGCTAATCACTGCTTCAAACCCGCAGTGTAGGTTATAAACTTAACTGATTTACCAGCATTTTTACTACCTTTTCCTTTTTCAAATTTATCAAATATAGATTCAGGTGGATTTAATGGGTACGAAGATAAAACAACTGCTTGGATTAAATCTTCATCAAAATCTGTTTCAGTTTCTAATTCTCCAATCATCTTTAAAGCGTTATCTGCATATTTTCTATCTAACCCATACGTATCAGCCCATTTATTAGTCCAATAAGTTTGCATTACTTCGGATAATATATTCATATTCCCTCCTATCTCTTAACAATTGGACGCTGGGGGAAGGAGGCTTTCAATATCCATTGATATATCACAATGCGAATTCAGTCTCCTTGTGGTATTATAGTTTCCTATAATCCCCCATTGTGGTTTTATCTTTTAACTAATTGTTTTCTTTGTTGAGGTTGTTTAGCTTGAGGTTGCTGTGCCTGTGATTGAGCCTGCTGTTGCATTTGTTGCTGCGCCATTTGTGCCTGCATTTGCTGTTGCTGTTGTAAGCGTTCTATAATCTCATCTTTCTTATTCACGTCTGAGGCTTCTATCACAATGTCCGGGGGGATTATTTCTCCGTAAATCTTGGCCATATCTAATAACATTTCAAAGTTAGCAAATCTTATGGTTGGGTTAGTAGGTGAGCTGGATATTTGTATCCCATACTTACCTATTCCCCTGCTTCTGATCGCTTCTAACAGTTGGTCAACATTTTGTTCCATTTTAGCTTCACTTGCTATCGACATTATCTCTTGTGTTGAGAAGGTATTACCAAACCTAATCATCTCGATTATGGTTTCGGAGTATATCTTGTGAGTGAGTTTCATATTGTCAAAGATTATTTCACTGCCTATTAAACCTTGATTAATCCTCTGTCTATCTTTAACACCTGATTCACTTGCCGGGCCCTGTGCCTGCATATTGAGATTAACGGAGGATATTTTAGAAGCGTCTTCTTCGGATAACTTCTCAAGGGTGATATGTCCTACTGATAACTGGGTAGGCTCTATCTTCTCTGGTTTAACAGTATCGTATTCTATAACTGGTGCAGGGCTGGAAGCTTGTTCTACTAAATCATCAAGGTTAGCTCCGCCTTCTTTCTTGTTGAAGAATCCACTATTAACGGAACTATTTAAAAGGTTTAAAGCCTGCGAACGTCTTTTATTCTTTTCTTTCTGTGCGTCAATCAGGTTATCCACTACCCCTAAGAAGTTACCTTTGACAAAGTAAGGAACAAATCTAATAATGGGGAACTTGGACATCTCGCCGAATGGTCTTTCTACGTGTTCTAATTCAATATTCCCTATAGTGGTAGTGCAGTTTAGGACCGGTATAACACTTTCCCTAACTGCTAACATTGGTTGCCTACCTTCTGCTTCGGACATTCTGCGGTCTTTCTCAAGTAAGACTTTTAATAAATCTTTCTTGGTGTTATGAACTCGCTTGTTGTCCATAGTTTGCGTATTAATTAAATAGATAGCTTTCTCGTAAGACTTCCACCATGTTTCTCTAATACGAGCCTTAAATTTATCCGGACTCTTATCACTTCCAGGAAGCCTCTCACTATCAAGGTTATCTAAATCGTCATATTTTAACTCATCCAGTTCTTTTTCGCTTTTAGGGTAGATAAGTTTAATCTGCTCTTTATCTCCCCAGTAGGAATGGATGACATATTTGCCATTATTAAGGTCATATTTCTTGTTATTCGGGTCTTCGTAGATGTCAAAGGGATCGTCGCTATCTACTGTTATTTCGCCGTTAAAAGGATCTTCATCGTATTTAATATCTAAACTAATAAAGCCTTTACTGCTGATTATCCCGTCATAAAAAGTGTTTGAACGAACATATAAGCCATTAGACATATCTTCCACATGCTTAGCTAATTCGGTCATCAGGTCTGCTACTATACCAATCCCGCCTTTTCTGGGATAGCATTTAATGTCCATACGGTTCTGGCGTTCGTACCCAGTAAGTAGGTTTATAATCGGGAAGATAATATTAAGTGATAAGTGCATACGCTTCTTCTGGTTGAGGATAGTAATGTCTTGTGCATCCCATTGCTTATCGCCACCCTCATAAAAGCCATAATTAGTTATAGCTCTTTGAATATACTCGGCTTGCCCTTTAAGAGCCTCGTTCCACATATCTTTCATTTTCTCTATTCGTGTGCTTTGTGTTTCATTCATTAAATCAGCTCCTTTAGGAGTTTACTTCGTAAGTATTTTAATTTTGTTTAATTCATAAGGTTCCGCTTTTTGTTTATCGAGAATTTTTATAACTTTTTTGCTCCATTTCTTACCACGTAACCATCTATTCTCTTTTGTTCTCATTTATTTCCCCTCCTTATAATCCTTTTTCTTTTACCCACTGCTGGACTCGTGGTGTATATCTGCTTACTCTAAAGTTAGCAGTAGTTATTTTAACCTTCATCTTTTCTCCACAATCACAAGGCAATGTATTTCTATTTTCTACCTTGCATATTATTTCCTCATATTCTTTACCACATTTAGGGCATTTTAATTGGTATGTTGGCATTAATCCTCCTATACGCTCATCGCACTACCACCTGAATCTCTCCGGTAGTTCTGCTTAAACCTTAATTCTTCTCTGCTCTTAGTGACATCGTAACCTTGAGCTTGCCTTATGTTGATAGCCATATAACGTGCTGCTGCTCCTGCGTGGGTGTGTGGATCCCTCTTCTCAAAGTCGGTATATCTCTGCTCTAACTTATTCCAGACACGACCCCACTGCTCAAGATGTTTTATACCTACTGCACATTTTGTTTCATCGAAACAGCATAAGCCTAAAATACCTCTTATAGCATCACAACTATTTTCAAAAGATGCATCAGGTGTAATAGAGAACTTTATACCTACCTCTTTAGCCCACTCTAAACGTGATTTAGCGGCTTCTTCTTTACCTACCATTTCTCTATTCTGTATATCAAATGGTGCAAAGTGTCTTCCAAACAAGTAGCCAGTGTCTTTAAATACCCTTGCCCAGTAAGAGAAAGTTGACCCAGTCTGTTCTTTATAATCAATAAACCTTATCTCTTTGCCTACTTGTTGGACAAACCATATTGACATAGCGTCGCCTACGCCTAAATCCCAGTAAGTATCTACAGAGAAAGATGAATCGTAAGGGACTGCTAATATCCTACCGTCATTTCTGGCCTGTTGGATTTGCCTGCCTACGTAAGTGCCTTCAATACCCTGGTTAAAACTGCAATAATACTCCTGTTGTATGAAGTCTTCTGACTTGCCGTCTGCCCGTTCTCTTTCTATATCTGCTTCAGTTATTAATCTATTGTGGTTATGATCGTAAGTGTCTTCTACTGTAGCTAATAAGGGGAAGCAGTTAGGATTAACTTTAGCTAATTCCCAACGCTTTTTGTAGTGGTTATTCCCGTTAGGTGTGCTGTTATATGATCTCCAACCGCCTGTCTTTCTAATCATTGGGGAAATCATCTCATCGCCTCGTGGATCCTGGAAGGCAAACTCACTAAATACTGCCCCATTAGAAGGTTTACCACGTAGTGCGATATATTGTCCGTCATTAGTACCAAAGACTTGTATGGTTGAAGTGCCGCCTATTGCCCTTACTGTCAGTTTCATATCTGCGTTATCAGGATGTAATATCATTTCATGAGGGATATAGTAATCCATTATATCCCTGCCTTCTTCGTCTTTACCTTCCCAGAAGCTATCTCTACCTTGTTTTAGTGATGGCCAAATGTATTGATATGATCCAGGCTTCTCAAATGCTTCTGGTAATAGTATCTCTTTCAGGTCAAATAAGTCTTTACCGCCTCTACGATGTATGGTCTTCCAAACTTCCTTCCCATGCTCAAAGGCTACTATCATGGGGATTTCCCAGTCGTATGGGGTATAATTTAGTTGAGATTTAACTATGAGGCTAATCTTCCGCTTCCTCGCTATATTTTATTCGTTGCAGGGTAATAGGTGTTCCGTCTTTACCTGTAAGTTCAGTCTTGTTGGTATTACTATATTCATCTTTACATTTATTATTAAGAGTATATTCAATAGCACTTTGCTTTTTAAAAGTTAAATTATGTTTTAACCCCTGCTTGGCTAATGTAACTAATTCCTCATTAAATTTATCTTTTATATATTCAATGGCTTGTTTAAATCCTGGGTCTTTATCGAGTTCGCTGTAGTATGTATCTCTACTTGTCCCAACCACTTCACAAGCATTTGTTACACTACCACCATTATTATCATAGATAATTAAAAACTTTTTTTTTGTAAGTTTTGTAAGTTTAGCCATCAAGACTTTCCTCTATAGTTACTTTAAAACTCATTCCAATATACCCTTGTAATTCTATAACTCTATTCAGTTCAGAAGCAGGTATATCTAACTTTATCCTTGCCCCGTTACCTTGCCCTGATATGTTAATAGCTGATAAAATATCCGGCAGTGAGGCTATAAATTCAATCTTATTCATCTTCACGCTCATAGTGTCTACCGCAGTACGGGCAGACTCCATTCTCTTGTAATATGCTCATACAGTAATCGCACATAGTTTCTTCTTGTTTAATTGCAATTTGCATTTTTCTAAAGCTCTACTTTTTATTTGATTTACCCGCTGTTGGGTAATGTGATAGGAGTCGGCAATTTCATCTTCACTAAACCCAGCGAAATAGAATAGTTTTAAGATACTTTGTTCCCTTCGTTCAAGGGTAGCTAAAGCGTCATATAAAAATATCTTCTGGGTTTGTTCCATAACTTAAATGCCTTTCTTTTATTTCGTGGTTGTAGTAAGTTCTTAACTTACTATTTACACATTTCTTGAGGTCTATTTTTGAGGGATATTGCAGATTATTTTCATATAGGTAGACGAAGCATTGATTATATACATCGTGGTAATCTAAACCTTTTTTAGAATAAAAGACTGCTTGAAATTCAATATAGTCTTTATATTCTTCAAGTAATTTATTCGGATTTATTGGTTCCAATATAAATCTCCCTCTACTATATATAGAAAATCTGGAAGCAGTTTAACAAGGGGTAAATAATAATTATTTTCATACTACCCCACCATTACCCTTTCGACCATATCAGCCAGTCTAAATTCTTCCACCTTATTTTCTTCTTCCTTCTCCCAGTCAAAATTATCTTTCCTGTGCATAGCTTTCTTTACCTTATCAGAAGCCTTCTTAAACTCCTCGATGTGCTTTAGGTTACAACTATTATTAATCTGCTCCCTCAAACTATAAAGTATATTCTGCACCTCGTTGTAAGTAAGATTTACTGATAACATTTAATGATCCTCCTTTAACCTTTAATTAGTTTTATTAATAAATATACCCATAATCCACCAGAAAGCATACTAATAAAAAATAGTATAATTTTGCTAATATCCTCTAAATGGTGCTTCCTAGGTAAACTAATCAATGAATAATACACTTCATTAAGTAGAAAATATATTAATACATATATTTCCAAACACTTTAAATAACTCATTTACCCTCCTTTATTATTATTTCCGTTCTCGGATGATCCTTATCAATATTAAAAGTTACTATCGGCTGTCCTATACAATCCCAGCTGTCATCAGATATAAGCCCCTTCTCTACTAATATATCAAGCCAGGAGATAAGTCCTCCTCCTAAGTAATTAGCCACATCCCGCCTTCTTTTACTCTTAAAATATATATCAAAAGTTACTGTCGCCTTTGCTCTATGAGGGTATTTTCTGTTTGCTGTTTCAGCTATAATTAACCATGCTATCTCGTCTTTATACGCCCTACGTTTCGCCCAGTGCAAATTTACGTATTTGTTTTTACTCAACGGGACTTCATTAATTATTATTTTCATTTACTTCACCCCGCTATATCTTGCCAAGAATACATCATGCGGATAGGGATAGAACTTCACCAACAACTTATTCCACCGGCTATTTTCTGCCTGCTGTGCTAAGAGTTCAGGACTTGGTTTATCTTTAGCCTCAACTACCCCTTTATCTAATTTACTTCTTTTAGGTATATTCCATTTACGTAAATTATCAGAAATAATATCGGTATATGTCTCATATTTCTTAGCAATATCCTTGACCTTAACATAATTAAGATAATCCTTTATTATCTCGGTTTTATGCTCTAATATTATTTGATGCTTGACAAAGTTAAAAACTGACATCTATTCGTTACCCTCCTTATAATTATTATCCTTCACCCAATTATCGCCAGTCCAAAACTTGTTATATTCAAACTTCATTACATAAGCCAATAATAACTCTGATATAGATCTAAAATTATTTTTTATCATCAAGATATCATTAATAACTTTTGTGCTAATTAATACATCATAAACACCAATCATCTCTTGTAACTGCTCTTGGGTAGGCAGCCAAATTAAATCTTGAATCGTCCAAAATCTACTTATTTCAGCACATATATAAGACTGAAGCCCTAACCCAAAATTATAAGCTACTAAATCTTGATTATTTAATTGACTTTTCCCCTTTTTTAACTTCTGTATCTCCTCCGCTTTCTCGCATTGTTTAATATAATTATCAGTTATCATTCTTTAACCTCCTTTACATATTTATTAAACTCACTTATTCTAATTACAATAAAACCATAACTTAACTTATCTTTTATCTTCACATCAACTCCGCATAAGTCACAATTAGGCTTGTTTTCTATTCTTATGACTTCTAAATTATTTACAATATAATCTCTTACTTTATCCAACTTATTCACCTCCTATCTTTAAATCTTTTAACACACTTCCTATTTTTTGAGGCTCTTTTACCTTCTTTAGGTCCTCTTGTAATCTCCTGATCCGCTGTAAATTCTGTTCCCTTTCTACTTCTGTTAGCACTATCTTCTCGACTTTTCTGCTCTCCATTGCAGTTTCATCATAACTTTGAAATATATCGGCAGGTCTGGGGAAGTAGTGACACTTCTTTAGACAGTTACGGATAATAGTATTAACCTGGCTATCCGGTATTTCGTTAAACATATTGAAGTAGATGGACAATACTTCTGCGTCTAAAGTTCTCTCAAATACTTTACAAAACTTATTCATCATTAGGTCGAAGTTCTTTTTATTCATTTACTTCATCCCCCCATAAATCCCAACCTTTATAACTATCATCTTCAAATAATCTATCTTTTGGTGGTCGGGCAAAGAGTTCTATACGGGGAAGATCGCCCATTATATTTATAATTAAATCTCTTATTATTTTTGGTTTTTCTGAATGTTTCCCTCTTTTATGCTCAAACCAAGTTGACCAATATCTTTTTTTTGATTTTAGAGTTCCCTTCCTTGAAAATAATAAATATTCTGTTGATATCCCAAATGTTCCACCTAACCCTCTACCTTTTGGTTTTTTACACCATACTAACATCGTAGAAGGAGTAAATCCCCATTTTCTTGCTACCTCATAAGATTGTTCTAAATATTTGTTTATTGTCCAAAGAAATAAAACTGCATTTTCATCTAATATATCTTTTACTGGTAATTTTATAATATCTTCTATATTCATTATTGGATAAATTAAATTTCTTGTTTTTTGATGTGGAATATGTAAATTCCCTGCCCCAGCTTTTATATTCCACGGTGGGTCTGCATATATTATCTGATATTTTTTATTCGGGAATGGTATCATAATTCATCTCCTATCTTCTGAAATTATCAATCTATCAGAATTTTTATTTTTATCTGCAGATATTTGTATTCCATTAGAAAATTTTGTTAAAAAACAATATTGCTCACCTTTGGAAGTTTTAGAAATCTTACCACTACTAATTACTTTTAAAACACATGATATAATGTCTTCCATTGATAATTCTGTTCTGTTATCTATAATTAACTTATCCATTTAACTCTCCTTTTCTCCAGTTATCTTTAACGCCTCATCTATCCCCATCATCTTTTTAGGGCTGTCTCGGATTAACTTATCTTTCAACGGAAATACCCCTTGCCAGCTATTCATAATGCTTTGGTTCAGGATAGCTATCTGGGTATCTTCGTTATCGCTTAATTTGGTTAGTTCTTTCATTAACAATTCACCTGCTCTTAATGTCATAGGTTTTTTAACTTTTACTCTCATCTCTATAAAATTTTTCCAAGTATTTTTAAACTCATCACCCTTGCTATCTGCAATTAGATTTAGATTAGTATTTAAATTAGTATTAGATAAGATAAGATTGGTGACAGAGCCTGACAGTCTGTCCCAGTCTATATCCACCCATTCAATAAATTCCTCTGGAACTTCTTTTAATAATTGTTCTATCCCTTTATTAACACTGGGATTACTTAATTGATTCTTAATAAAATTCTTTATTACTATCCAACCATTTATATATTTAATCTTGTCATCAACTGTAAACCTATCTAATATCTTCTTAACCATTTCACTATCTATCCCGGTGTCAAAAGCAATACGCCTTAAAGATATTTCATAAATCCCTATAATATTAGTAAGCGTATTAGTTAATAGATAAAGGAATAATAACTTTTCAATCGGATCTTTGTCTATAATGTAGTTATCATCCCAAAACTTCGTATCAATATAACGTTTTTTACTCATCTTAAATCCTCACATCTAACTCTAATTGCCCAGTCCTGCTATTACTCCTGATCTTTCTCGCCTTCAAAAATAGCTTTACCGCCTGCCTTCTTATCCTCTTACTACACTCTAACCCTTCTTCCGGCTTCTCTTGCCAAAAATAGCCGCCACCATTAGAAGGTGTAGATACTATTGGGTAACCTTGATTGATTAAACCCTCGATAACATTTCGGACCTGACGGCAACCTACATCCATACTTTGACATAAAGAATAAATTTGGTTATGTCTATTAGTTATCTCATATTGAGTAATCTTATTCTCTTCCCCTCTATGTGCTTTTATAATCTCCAGAATATCTTGCTCTAATTTAGTTAACATCGGGATCCTCCTTAATAAAATTAATAGATGTTCGTATCCCACAATTTATCTGTCCTACTAATAGATTTAATTTATCTGCAAAATTCGATATATTTTTGTAATCCCCCTCTACCTCAATCGTGATAGTCTTCTTAACTGAGGCAGGTGGGAAGTATTTTTGCTCAAGTTTATCCATTATTGTAGAAATATATTCAGGATTCCCAAACCTGTAATTAATCATCTCTGCCCCATTCCATTTTTTTAACTTCTCCCAGCACTCCCTATACTTCTCCCCTTGCTGTAAGAGAGAGATAATATTCTTTCTATTATCATTAAATTCTCCATATTTGCTCGCACTTATTGTTATATTCAAATACTCTAAAAACTCAATCGCCTCTTTCGTATCCATTTACTTTTCCTCCTCAAATATTTTGACTTGACCTTTTAGGATTTTAACCTTTTTCATTTTAATAATTTCACCTAAATTACAAAATGGGAATTCAGAAAAATAACGTTGTTCAAATCTACTAACTTGGATTAATTGTTTTAGACTAATATTTTCTCTGTTTTTACAAAGGTCAAGTTCCCCATAAATTTCTTGCTCACCTTCATAAGGGATAAAACTACAGAAGCACGGAAACTTAATTTTGTCCAGATTATCTCCGTTGACAAAGTTGCCCTTGCTTCGTTTAGGTATTCTGGGGCATTTACCACACCATTTTCTATCATATTCCTTACATTCATCCTGTTTTTTCTCTACCTTTACTTTCACCACCTGCACATCAAAGTATTTAATCTTGCTAAAATCTACTTCCTTTTTCACCTTTTTATCCTCCTTTTGATAATCTAAATCATCTTCTAATTTGCACCAAGTAGGGATAGATTTAAAATGCTCTATAGCTTTACCCTCTTTACAACATCTATAACACTGAGTAGAAACATTCCATATACAATTAGTACATTCCCCACAACCATGTATTCTGTTTATTTTCACCTGTTTCTCCTCCTTTAATATCTTTAAAAATTCTCCATAACCAGTAGAGTATTCACTAAAAACCGCTCCTTCTGGAAACATACTCTTTTTCACCTTTTTCTCCTCCATATTACTATTTGGTTTGCATATAGAATTATATGTATCTTCATATGATTTCACCTTTTTACCCTCCTTTTGATTTATCATTTTCTTTATCATTTGACTTCTAACTTTATTTACCCTAAGTTGTGCTTTCTTTAATTCCTGTATATACTCACAGTATAAATCCATATAAAATCACCTCCTCCCGTACATTTTTATAGTCGCTCTAATATTATTATGTATTTCTTTTTAATATTTTTATAGTTCTAAAATTGATTGGAATGGTTTAATTAATGAAGTTCTCTTCATTTTATTATCTTGTTCAGGTAATAATCTTAAATTATCTAAACCCCAGCATTCTTTAAAATTTAAATGTTCTGGCTTTGTATAATTAAAAGATGATACTGGTACAATATGATCAATCTGTAATTTACCATTTATATAATCACCCCAAGTGTAGCCATCGGGGATTGTAGATTTTAATCTTTTAATTAAATCGTTTAAGGTATAACCAACTAAACTTTCCCATAATCTGCCCTTTATATTCTTTTTAGTTGATACATTTATCCCCGTAAATATTGTAAGTGTTAATTTATATTTCAAGTCTGTTTCCCATTTCCCCCTGCGCCAATCTCTTGCCAATTCTTTTACTCTTTCATAGTTATTTATTGCCCATTGTTTAGAATTATTTAATCTTTTTTCTCGGTTATTTTTATAATATATTTTCTGACTTCTCTTGATATTTTCAGGATGATCCTTAAACCATCTTTTCATATACTCTTTAGTTTCTTCTTTATTCATTTATTATTACTCCTTCTTAATATAATATTTATAATAAATATAAAAGCAGGGGACGGTAAGCCCGCCCCCCGGAGGTTATCTATGAAGAAACGCCAACACCTAAATCCTCGTCATCATTACTGACATCATCTTCCATTTTCTGCTTATCATCCCTTAACTTAGCTTCGTTATCCCAATGCTTCTCCATAGTGCCTTTTGGTTTACTTTCAGCTTCCTTTGCATCAACTAAACTATGTATTTTATCTTGATCATCAACTAACATCTTCTTTAGCTCTGTCGTGGTATTAACCTTTAAATTAGCCTGCCTTGCGTAATAAAGAGCCTGAGTCCAGTTAATAATACCCATTTTTTTTAACAACTCAACCACTTCTTCTAAAGCTTTCGGGTCCAACTCAGCTTCTATCTGTATCTTTTCTTCCAGCTTCTTCTTATAAATAGCTTTTGATTCGCTGTAGGGTCTAATTTTATCTTTACCTTCCTCGTGTTCTACTTTCAGTTTAGCTTCGTTTACCTTTGACTGGTGATAATCGGCTTTGGTCTTTTCTTGGGCTTTTAATTCTTCTGCTTCACTTTCTAACCTTTCTCCCTCTGTTTCAGGTTCAATTACCGCTCCCTTTTCTTTGCTGTCATATTCAGGGTTAATATCTTCTCCCGGTTTAGGTTCTTCTATCTCGTATCTACGCTTCTGGTTGATGTAGATATTCTCACCTTCTCTAATCCGTTGGGCTTCTTTTAACGGGATATCTAATTCCAGTGTTAAGGTATAGTGAACCTGTTTCTTACCGTCGTTGTGGGTTTCTTTCGGGACTCTACGAAGTATAAAGGGCACCATAGCAATCCGCCCACCCAGCATAGCCATTGCATAATCAAGGGAACTATTAATATCAACAATCGAATGGTAACTCGATAAATCTATCTGATACACCCCACCAATCTTGATATTCGGTAGCATAAAGACCAGTGAAGCCCTCTGTTTACACTTGCCTTCATCTAATAGTTCACAAGGGCACTTCCGTTCTTCCATTTCCCCTTTTTCCTCATTTAGCCTTAAAGCCTCTATACCGTCACCCCTGCACTTTAACCCTGCTCCGCTTCCATACCATTTATACGCCTGAGGGAATAGTGATTCAGGATCATTAAGTGGAAACATTATATCCAATTCTTTCGGTTGGTCTCCTAAAACCTTTTTAATTTCAGCAGGGCATACAAAGTAATCAACTTCCTTCGGGTATTCTTTATTAGTTTTCTCGTTAACCACCTTGACACCCAGTCTAATCTTGCCTAATCTGGGTAACCTTCTAATTGAAGACAACCCGTCTATTCTGGTAAACCTTTGCCTAAAACCATTCTCGTTATTCATTTTCTTTTACCCTCCTATTATCTTTTTTAAACGCCACCTCATAATTAAATCTCTCGATATCCCTTCTCCTCTGCTCTAAAACTTCTCGTGCCTTCTCTACATCCCCGCCATTAGAACGTGCTAGTGCTTTCGCTAATACTTTAAGTTTCATATTTTTTTACCTCCATTAACTTTTTTCCATCCTATTCTTTCTAATATCTGGTCGAATCTATCAGGGTCAATTGGTATCCTTCCTACTATCTTGCTATGTTTTTTATTTTCTTTTTCTTCTTCTTCCCTTAACTTCTTCTCGTGATAAGCATCATCGCCTATCATACTTTCTTGCTCAGCAGTCAACTTATCCATTTACTTTACCCCCTAAACTTTCTCTTAAATATTTTTTTAATCCAGTATGAGTATCCTCTTTTATTGCTTCCAGTTGATAACAAGCAAATAGAAAACCTCTCATATATTGCTCACTAAAAAGGTTATGGTTTATCTTGAATTTAATATCTTCCACCAGAAAATTTTCACTCACCATTTTTATTCACCTCCTCAAATTTACCTGTTCTTTCTAATTGTCTTACTACCTCAATATGTTGGTCAAAAGCCCATTCTACTTCTCCTGCTCCACTATTATCCGCAACCCAATCTGTGCTGTGATTATCTTTATCTAATTTCCAAGCAAAGGTTTCGTAAAACCAAACAAATGGGTCATTTGAACTTTGCCTATAACAAGTAGACACAAAGAACTTACCAAAATCATCAGTAAATAAGTAACTCTGTAAAAACTTCTTTGATGTGCTTCTTTCTTCCATTTTTACCCCCTAACTAAACTTAATTTATTTTCTTTCATCCACTCTTCCCAGTCTTCCCGAACAATACTAACTTCTAAATCACAGTACTTGCAGACCCCTTCAAGCTGTCCGTTGATCATCACCAGGTTCATCTGCTCATTACATTGCGGACATTCGTATCTATACATCAGTCACCTCCTTTAATAAGATTTCTAATGATCATCAGGACCAGCCAGCCGAAAGTAACGTAGACAAAACTATTCATAACTTTAACCTCCTGTTATTTTTCTTGACCTGCCTACCGTCAGGCAGGGAGGCAGGCAAAACGTCTTACCGTCATCGACTACGGTAATTTAATCGACCTGCCTCTCGTTAGCATCCCCGATTTGCCTATAAGAGATGCACACTAAAGACTTTGCAACCAAACTACCAACATTCTTACTTGATAAATCATGTAAGCTTAAAGCCAGGCTCAATAAAGTTAAGAAGCCGTTCACCCCAACTGAGGTGTTCTACTATTATTGGCATTCTGAAATGAGTGCATTCATCAGGATACTTGAGTCTATTCATTTACTTGCCTCCTCTGGAAAATATCTTTTTTCTAAATCTTTCATCGGGAATCTCCAATTACAAGTAAGAGAAACACAATAATCACATTTATATTTATTAACTGGTTCTTTTTTCATTAAATCTTTTAATTCTTCCCACATTGTTTTCCGCTTCTCCCCTTTTAAAAGAAGATTAATAATATCCCCTACCATTTCATAATATTCAGCTTCATATCCCTTCCTATCATTCTCTAAATACTCAATTGCCTCTTTCGTATTCAT